ACGAGGCCATCGAGGGTTGCCGCCATCCAGCGGACCACGGGATGCCAAACGCGCCGCTGGATGTCTTTGATGGTTTGGCCGGTATTGAGCTCGTACCAGCGCCGATTGAGGTCCTCGGTCACCACGCCGAGCTGGACGATGAGGTTGCCGGAGAGGTCCTCGGGTTCGGCCTCCCCGCGCTTCTCCCGCCACAGGCGCAGGAGGGCAGCTTCGTCGGCCCCCATGATGATCCGCGCGTCCGACCCGCCGATAAACCCACGTCGATCCACATATGTGCGAGAAACCGGTGCATTTTCAGCCATTTGCATACTCCATGATGGAATTTTTCCCAGTTTTGGGTTATGGGCGGTCTATCTTCCGCCTACCCAATCTGTGATCCAAAAGGGATCATAGGCATTGATCCAATTGGGATCAAGGAAAATTTCACCTGTGATGACAATTGAACAGCTTCGCGCAGCCCGAGGCCTCCTAGGCTGGTCTCAGTCAGAACTCGCGGCGCGCGCTGGGTTGTCACTTCCGACAGTCAAGCGACTTGAGGCCGGATTCGGCCCGCATGTTTCCAACGAGGCGCGCGCGAAGCTACAGCGCGCAATTGAGGCCGCCGGTATCGAGTTCATCGACGAAAATGGGGGGGGGTTAGGCTTGCGGTTTAGAAAGCCGCGTAGACGCAAATAGGCGACGTGCGCTTGCATGATCTTCGCCATACGGTCGGCACCTATGCCGGCCAGTCAGGCGCAAATGGCGTCGAAATCATCGATGAGAACGGCGGCGGCCCCGGCGTGCGCCTGCGCAAGCGACCCCAACGCCCGACTAAGTGACGGTCCGGGTAACCCCTTCCGCTGAGTCGTTGACGACGGCAAAGCGCTTTTCGATTCAGCGTAATCGGAAAGCGCGCTAATGGTTCGATGCAGATGGCCATATCCTCGGCCGAGACCGCGCCCTCGATCTCGCCCTGGAGCTGGTCCCGACAGACCCCTGAAACGTCGGGTGCCAGCATCGGCTTCGCGGAGTGTGAACCAGCTTTCCACCCGCTCGCCGTCCGGGCTCCTGCCGCAAAACCGCATGGCCATTGGATTGCTGCACCGGAAGACCATCGTTCGAGGTTTCCGGCGCGGCGCCGTTCGACTTGACGACCGGCAGATCCGGCGCGTCGCGGTCAGTGCACGCGCACGTCGTTCAAGTACGCGCTGCTTTTCCGACAGGCGTAGCTAGTAAAACCCAAGGGCGGAGCCGATTGTTATTTTGCGACCCCACTGCTGGCGACCCCACGCAAGGCCTTGGGTGAGAGCGTCGACTTGATCGTCATGGCCGCCAGGAAAAGACAGCAACTCAGCGATGAATTCTTCCAGCCATCCGGCGCGTCGGGGAAGACGGACAGATCCTCCGGCGAATAGATCGGTCTGGGCAATCAATCGGGCGCGTTTATCGGTGTCGGGCTTATAGGTCGTGACGTTGATGGATTTTTCGCGCAGACTTTGAATCAGACCAAGGCTGATTGGAGATTCTTCGATCAGAAGCGTGGAGGTGTTATATCTCCGCTTGACCTCCATGACCTTACGTTTCAGCGTTTCGAACGGAAAGCGGTCACGCAGGACCTCAAGAATAAAAATGACCTCTTTGCGAATCATCAGAACGACACATGCAGAATAGTCGCCAGATTCGATTTCACTTAAAGCAATGTCCCAGCTCATTACAATGCGATCGCCCGGCTGAGAAGCAATCTCATCGTAGGTCGTGAGCCATTTTCTTTTGATGATCGCGCCACCGGGCGGGATTGGAGTCTGCTGGTACTGTGCCGAAAAGGCAATCGGGCCCATCTCACGCTTCAATTCGATCAGGACATTGGCGGGCTCGTGCGCGGGGTGGAGAAGCTCACCATACTGTCGGGTATAGGTGCGGCCACCACCGAGGTCATAGGTTTGCGATCGTTGCGCGATCGCTGGAAGATTCAGGACATCGAAGCCGCCTTGCTCCTGCAGGTAGCCGACTAGATCGTTCTGATGCACCCGTTGCATGACCACGACGATGCGCGTCGTTGTCTTGTCGTCGCCTCGCGAAAGCAGAGTGGAGCGGTACCACTCGATGACGCGCGTCCGCACAACCTCCGACATGGCGTCGCCAAGCTTGAGAGGATCGTCAATGATGATAAGGTTCCCCCCGAGTCCGGTGAGGGTCCCGTCGATCGAGGTTGCGATGCGTTTGCCCCGCTTCGTGGTCGCGATCTCACGGTCGGTCTCGCGATCGAGGCGCATGGCGGGGAAGGTAGCTTGATATACGGAATCATTGACCAAGCGGCGGAAGTCGTTCGCGTGATTGCGTGCCAGAAGATCAGAATACGAGACCACAACCACGCGTTCCCAGGGATAATGTCCGAGGAACCATGCAGGCAATGCCACGGATGAGCATAGAGACTTAAGCGTGCGCGGGGGCATGGTGACGATCAGACGTCGGACGTCACCTTTAGCTACCTGGGACAGCTTGCATGTGACTGCCTCAAGATGCCAGTTCGGCTTGAATTGGATTCCTGGCCGCACGACGCCAAAGGCGAACTCGGTAAACGCCATCAGATCATCGGCAAGCAGCGCTTGCAGGACGACGTTGTGGCTTGGATCCGCCCTTGTCGCTGCGGTCAAATCGTCACTTTGCGTCGGCTTCGTCTGGCGCGTCGTCATTCAGCAGCTCGGGGGGCGCGAGTACCGGGGCGGGCGCAGAGGAGACCTTCCCGCGTGTTTGCCGTGCGACATACGCGTCGAGGATGGCCTGACGATCCCCGGCGAGCGCTTCCGCGAATGCGTTCTTTGGGGTTAAAAACTCGGTTCCCAGCCTTTCGGCGATCCAGAAGGCATCGCGACGCGCATGACGGTCCCCCTTGGCGAACCGAACGGCAAGCTGCTGCATGCCGGCCCCCCACATGGTGATGACCCGCTCCCGCTCGCCCTGTGTCACCTTCACCTTTTGGCTGAAAGCGCGCTCGAACAGCTCTTTGAGGTCCGGGAGGGGCTGTGGCGCTTTCCGCTTGGCGCCCTTGGGATTGCCGCTCTGTCCCGGCCTGAACTGGTATTCTTTCGGGGGCCGTCCGGGACCAACTTTATAGTTCTCCTCCGCGGGAGGCTTAGAAGGCAAGACATTACTGCGCATGTCGGGCTTGTTGGCCGAGACATGCTTTTGAATTTTTGATTTGCGCGCCATCGTACATTTCAGTCAGGTTGACGTCGTTGATCGAGGCTCTCAGGGCTTGCGCTACCGGCGCCCCGCGTGTTCTCGGCTTTCTCGAAGGTCAGGTCCTCTCCAGACAGTTGGGCGGTCTTGCCCGTGTAAGCCTCAAACCGACGTACGATGACGTCGCAGTAGACGGGGTCGACCTCGAGGACATAGGCCCTTCGTCCGGTCTTCTCAGCGGCGATCAGAGTGCTGCCGCTGCCCGCAAACGGGTCAAACACAATCGCGCCACGGCGGCTCACATCCCGGATCGCGTCAGCGAGTAGCGCGGCTGGCTTGCAGGTGGGGTGCATCGCGAGTTCTTCGGCGCGGCCGGCGTGAATGGAGCCACCACCGGCATAGCTCCAAAGATTGCTGCGATGGCGACCGTGCTGGCCTAGCTCGAAGGTATTGAGGTGCGCAGCATCGCCATTCGTGAAAACGGCGATCAACTCGTGTTGCGATCGATAAAAACTGCCCATGCCGGCGTTGGGCTTCGCCCACGCGATCAAGTTCTTTAATGGCAGCTGTTGAGCTCGCGCGGCGGTGAGCAATTCGAAGAGATGCCTCCAAATCATGAAGACGAACATGATGGCGCCCGGCTTGGATGCCTCTTTCGCAAGCTGCAAAAACGACGAGAGAAATTCGGTGAATTCGCGTTCCGACTTCTCCCCGTGGGCCATTGCGAAGTCCGCATGCCGGTGCCGTCCTAGCCCGGAAAAATAACGGGTCGGAAGATTCCACGGAGGACCGGTGAGGACCATGTCGACCTGCTGGCCGTCCAGTAGACGTCGGCAATCTGCGGCAGCAGTGGCATCCCCACAATAAAGACGATGGGATCCCAGGATCCAAAGGTCACCTTGGCGCGACACGACACTCTTTCTTGGTGCGGGCAATTCATCGGCGGGAGCAACCGACCTGCCGTGCTTCTCGGCAGTTTCCTCGAGACGAATGTCGATATCGCCGAGCGCGAAACCCGTCACCTCGATCTCATCAAATCCCAGATTCGTCAGCTCCTCCAACTGGACAGCCAAAAGATCACGATCATATCTGGCAAACTCGGCCAACCTGTTGTCCGCCAAGGTGTAAGCGAGCTGTTCGGCGCGCGTGAGGCTCGACAGACGCACGGTGGGGATAAGTTTTAGGCCGACCTGCTTGGCAGCCTCAACACGTGCATGGCCGGCAATGATTTCCCTCTCATCGGAAATTAAAACCGCGTTCGCAAAGCCAAATCTCTCGATTGAGTTCGCAATTTTGTTAATTTGCTGCTTTGAATGCACTTTTGCATTATTGGCATTCGGCCGCAAATCGCGCGGCGAGCAGTACTCTATTTCCAAACGATTCGACTTGTATTTCGGCATGGCGCACTCCGGTGATCGCACCGTGCAACCATGCTTGCAATGGACCCAAAGTGAAGAACGAAACTCCACACGATTCGCGGGGCATTTTGTCCAGCCGTGCGACTCCAGCCTCCTACACGTATCCGTTGGTCGCTGACGGTGGGTTGGCCCGAGGGAGATCGCTCCGCGCGCCACAGCGCGCCCAAGAACTTAGGCAAAATAATCTCGAGCGCGCGGTTTCGGTTGCGTATGGCGCTCACCTTCTCTCGAACACCATACTCAGGCATTGATGCACCTGTTTTGGTGGAAAGGTCGGTACTCACAACGTATCAGACGGACCGTGTCGGCACCGCCGTCTGGCCCATCCCACCTTGCATGAGATACGAGCCATGTGAAAAACGAAAGTCACGCTATTCGCGGCAAGTTTTCGTTCAGCAGGGTGGCGCGCTCCCTTTCAATCGGCAGCCGGCGTAGAGCTACTGTGATTTGTCTGCCAATGCCGCGTCCCCTGTGCTCGATGGACGACCCGGTCGAATATTCGAAAAATCGTTCAGCAAAAAGGGGAAAGAAATTGTTTACATCGGCGCTCGGTCGGGCGGTTGAAAACCTCGCGCAAAATGCGAGCGCCAAACCTACGATGCGCTGTTTGCGAACATCCGGTGGTCGACCAGTCCTGCTCACGCGCGCATTGCGCGCCGCTTGGCGGATGTTATTCAAAGCCGACATGACATCAGGCCTTTCGAACGTGCTGGCGCAAATAGGTCCGAGCGCCGCAAAACTCCAAAAGGTTCCATGCGCGTCCGGGTGACGCCTCAGTTCGTCAATCGCGGAAATTAGCTGGTCAGTGCACCGTTCAATCCGATCGAGCGGTGCGTTGTGTGTTGCTGGAGGCGGCCGTCGTTCACGTGCAGCGATCGCTTGAGCCGCTACTAACGCGTCCCTGATCCAACGCCGCGCCGCAGAATCGGCCATCGAGGCGCGAGCCAAGCGCAACAGTTCGTCGATCGAGCGATCATCGGGTAATCTGCCTGGCATATGTTACCTGCCTATCGAGGCGGCTTCGCTGTCCGGCTCACAGCCGAATTGCGACGCGCACGCACAGGATCTTCTCGATCTCTTATAGAATTCAGCATTCTAAACGCATCGGCCCTGCTATGGAATAACGGTCTCCCTGCCCCTTGAATTAGGGAGGGTTCGACCCACCCCATTGAAAGTTAAGTGATTTCACTGGGCTAAGTTTGTGCGCTCGCTGCATTTCTGGCAAAATCACCCTGCATTTCGCCAAATCGCAGGGAGAGACTGGTCCGATTAGGACTGTGTGCTCAAGCTAGTTAGTGCGGGTTGATTTTGGCAGAACGAACCCAACGTAGGCCGCCGGCGCGACATCGCAGGGGTCGCTCCCCCTGCCCTCACTCAGTCTTCTGATACGCCGCGTGGCAGCCGTTGCAGGCCGCCCGCAGTTGCGCGATCGAGGCCCTGAACTGGTCCGCGCGCTCCGCGCGGCTTGCCGCATAGGCGAGCTTGGAGGCTTCCGTCGCGCGCTTGTAGAAGTCGGCAAAGTTGGCCCACAGGCCGGGCGACGCGAAGGTGTCGGTGGCGGGATCGCGATCGACGCTCGGCTTCCACTGGTTGGTGGCCGGCGGAAACAGGTGGGG